CGTCAGATGTGTATAAGAGACAGCGTCATGCCCTTTTCAGGTGTGCCGAAAATGCGCCCACCACCGCCTTGCTCCATGAGTTTGAAACTGCCGTCATAGCCGGTCAGTTCCAGGGTGCTGATCTCCTCTATCATGAGTGACGGGTTGTATTTGCGGACAACGGAACGCCCAACCCACTCGGCACCGGCCCCCAACGAACCGCCATAACCGAAGTAGTGATCAATGGTGGAACCCGGCAACAGTCGCGGGTCGTCAAGCAGCAGCAGCGCCGGGTCTGCAAACACGACGCGGCCCTTGTCCGCCATGTCCAGACAACTTTCGTACTCGGAAATCAGCACGGCGTCACGGAACTCCGAAGGCAGGGACTCCCCGTTGACGGCTATGTCGAACGTGGGGGCAAGGAAGTCGTAGTCAGCCATTACATGCCCGTCCCGTCGATGTCGGGGTAGACCACGCTATAAGCCCGCCGGTCGTACATCGAAAGCAGTTGCTCCTCAGTGTCCTCCCTGCCATCGAATACCACAGACTTTGGCTCTGAAATCCATCCCTTGGTCAACTTCTTCTCAGGCACCTTGATCGTCTTTTCCTTGGCGCACTCGGTCATGTCTGGATTCTTGTACCTGAGGTATGTGGCCAGTATTGCAGACCCGTACACCTTCTCTGCAACGGTCTCGAACGTCTCACCCACGCCGCACGGGTAGTACATGGATTCAAGCGCGGGCGAACTGGAGATGGTGAACGGAATATGGCGTTGCATGGTGATGCTGAAATCCAGCGTCCGCATCCGACCCCAGAAGGCCGGGTCACCGTGCTTGATTGGCCCAACCGACTTGATGATCACGTTGTCGAACCAACCGATCTCACCACAGACGAACAGACACAGCGGCGGCCGGTCACGAATGGGGTCCGGCTCGGTTAGCGCCAGCACCTCATTGTACTTGTCAAGTAGGCTGTAAACGATGGAGTCGCTGAAGAACCGGGCCTGGAATGTCATGGTGTCGATTTCTTTGCGAATGAACTGGAGAATAGGCCCCTCCTGCCTGTAGACAGGGGCCTCCGCATAACTGTTGTTGCGTGTCTCCTCTATGCCCTCCGCCTGGAACTGGCCAGACACTTCCTTGAACGTGTCGACATTCAGGATGCTCCACGACTTGCCGTGCAGGATGGTTTTGAGGCTTTTGGTGCCTATGGTTGTGCTGACTACCATCTATGCCCCCACCGGTATTGCGCCGCGCTCTACAACCACCTGGCGCTGGTAGGCGGTGACCCTCATGCCCTCGCGCTCGCTGTTCTCCACCGTGCGCTTGGCAACGGCGCCGGTCAGCGCCTTGCCGTCAATGCAGAGTTTGCTCTCAATCTTGGTCTGTCGCTTGTCGTCAATCGTGACGTTGGTCTTGGTTTCCATGCTGCCGGCCCAGGTGGCAGCTTGATTCATAGCCTTGTTGATGGTCCCTACGCCACTGCCAACTGCTCCCTTGATAGCATCATCCGTCGGCAATGCACCCATGATGCCTTCACCACCAAAGAGAGAACCATGCAACTGCTTTCTCATATCTCTCTCTAACTTCCTGTTGAACGTGTCTCGCGCAAATTGGCCTTCCATTTCCTTTCTGCGCGCATCCTCGGCCGAATAATACTTATTACGATATGCTTGGTATGGTTGAGCCTCTGTTGTCGTCGTGGCTTCTGCAAATCCCCTAAATCCCTTTTTGATTTTGGCGGAAGTGTCGTGCGCTCCAACCAGATCCAGAAACTCAGCCGCCGCCTCCATCCAGTTCGTGATTGGCTTCATGACGGCACTGAGCGTGTTCATCAGTGCATTCTTGATTTGAATGCCAACCCAATAAAACGCATAGTCGATTGACGAGGCGAGGTCCGTGAAACCGGTGCGGGCATCCATGATAAACGAACCCATTGTGTCGAGGGCAAAGCCCATGGCATTTGCGATGGATTCAGCGACGCTGGAAAAAACATTACCGACAAATCTACCGACAATGGCGAAAGCACTCTTGATGCCCTCTGCATTTTCCTCAACCAGTCCAGCGACATTCTCCATGAAGCCCTCGAACTTGCCATGCAGTTTCGTGATAGCGTCCCACACTGGTTTGATCCCAGTGCGCCAATATTCCTTGCCATACGCCACCAACGCGTTGAAAACTGTGCGGACTGCGCCCCTCACTAGATCCCATTTGGCGATTATCCAACTCAGCGCAGTGTCAGCAGTGGTGCGCAGGAAGTTGAAGGCAAGTCTCACCTTAGATATGATGGTCCATGCCTTCGTCCCGATCAGGCTCACCTTATTGCCCAATTCATCCGTCTTTTCTGTGGCCCCACCCACAATCATGGCCATGTCTGCAAGTTGAGTCGTGAATCCCTGAACACCGGAGCGCGCACCTTCGGTAAATGGCGACATGAGATTGATGGACAACGTCTCGGCCGCGGATGCCATCAGTTTGAGGTCACCCTTCATGTTGTCCATCCGGGTACTGGCCTGTTGCGCTGCGGTGCCAGCAGCGTTGCTGATCTTCTTTATCTGTTCCTGCACGCGGCCGGTTTCTATGGCCCCCAACATAGCGCTGGCCATCTTCTTGCCGCGGATGCCGAAGATCTCGGACATGGCTGCAAGCTTGTCCCTTGTCTTTTCACCCTCCGGGCCAATCTTGGCGATGCCTTGCCGGATATTGTCAAACAATTCGACCATGGGTAGGAAGTTGCCCTTGGCATCGGTGACCTGAATGTTCAACTCTTCCATGAGTTTTGCTGCCTTGCCCGACGGCTTGGACAACTTATTCATGGCATTGGTGAACGACGTACCACCGATACTGCCCTTCAGTCCTGCGTCACCCATTGCCGCCAGCACGCCCAGTGTTTCGTTCAACGGTATCTTGGCATCTGCTGATGTGGCCGCGGCATAGCGCATGGCCTCGCCCAGGTCACCAACCGTGACATTGGCGATGCTGGCGGTCATGGCCAACTGATCAGCGACGTTGGTGGCCTCCGACACAGGCAGGCGCATACCTCTCAAGACATTGGCAGTCACGCGCGCCGAGTCTGCCAGTGCCATGTTCTGCGAGGCTGCCAATGCCGTCACCCCGGCCACTGACTCCATGATGTCTTTTTCTGTGAAACCAGCCCGCGCCAGATCTTCAATTGCGCCCGCCGATTCAGTGGCAGTGAACTTGGTGGTTGCCCCCAATTCCAACGCCTTCTTGCGTAGGCCCTCCATCTCGCCCTTGGTCTTGCGCAAGATTGCCTGCACTCCAGACATGCCCTCGTCGAAGTCCGTAGCCTTCTTTGCTGCGAAGGCTGTGGCGGCTCCCGCAGCAACCATCCCTACTTTGGCCATACGACTCAGTTGCCGTGTTGCGAACTTGGCTGCCCCGCCAATGCCCTTGCGAATGCCCCTGGCCATGGCATTGATGGGTCGCATGGCGGTGGATGCCATCGACCTGACTGTCTTGATTGATCGGCCAAATGCCTTCATGCTGTTGACGGCGGACTTGCTGTTCACGCTGATGGTGTACTTCAGGCTTTTGAACATGGCCGCCCCTACTTCTTCTTCTTGTAGGCCCTCTTTTGCGCTTCCTGCTCATCCTTGAGCAAGGCACTGAAGGACACGATCCAGTCGTGCCGTTCGTGGCTTGTCATGTCTTCCAGCGCGCCAATGGTGATACCACCCTTTGACATGCGCATTAGCCACGCCCCTTCGTACCTTTCGTCCTCGGCATTGATCGAAGGGAAGCACTCCCAAAAAAATTGTCATAACTCCAATCAAGCGGCATCGCCCACTGGTTCCCGCACTTAACACAATGCAGGTCCAGCAGCAAATCAGCTTGCGGGAATTCCTCTTCAACCACCCCAACCATCTGCTCCAAATCCAACTTGTCGATGTCGTCAAGCCAGTTCTGGCCCATCCACTGCTCAGGCTGCAGGCCCGCAACCTCATGCAGGCAACTAGGTAGGGCGTTGATCGTCAAATCGAACTCGCTATCCCTATCGCGTGCGGCCTCCATCGGATGCCACTTGGGAGGGGCCAGCACCACGTCTTTGAACAACTCCACCTTGTCACCAACCGTCAACGGGATGCCATTGGGCAGGCTCACTGGAATCAGGCAGTCCTCCCAATTCTCAGCCACCGTGACTTCCATGGTGCCCAAATCCAGCGTCACACGCACGGGCTTGCGGCATGCCGGGCACTTTACCTGCACCCGGTACGCTTTATCCAATGTGGATAGCCTGATGCCAAAATAGGCGACCAGCACGTCCACAAAGTGCATCTGTTGCAGGATGACCGCCTGTTCGCCTTTTCCCAACTGGCCAAAGTTCGCATGTGGCCCCAGGGAATCCAGCATGTAACTCACAACGAAACTGGTCAGCTTGCCAGTCGTGCCGTTGGGGTGCTGGTTCTTCCACTTGCCAATTGTGCGCTCCTGCTTGCCCTTGAACTCCGACTTGACGCCGTAGTTCTTCAGCAACTTACCGGAGTGCAACATGCCAATCGGCAAGGTGCCAACCATGTCCTTCAACTCGCGTGTGACAAACCGCGTTTTGTGATCCCTGATTTCTTCTTCTTGGAACAATACTTTCACGGCTCATCCTCCAATTCGGCCTTTGGCCGTTGTAAGGGTGGCCTGTCGAGTGAACACGTTGCCTGATCTCCCTTACGGAATCGGGGCGACGTTCGCTTTGAGCGTGTACTCAACCACGGCCATCTCTCCCTCATTCTCCTGCTCTGCGTCGGGCCATTTGCGCCCGGACACGAAACAGTTGATGAGGGCAATCTTCTTGCTGATCTGCCCGGTGATGCTCTTGAAAATCAGCACCGCTGCCTTCTTGTATGTCGGCAAGACGGGGTCCTGCCCCTCCTGCCACCACACGTTCATGGCCAGGATCTCGGACTCGTGGTGCAGCGGCACGGACACCGTGAACTCCACGGGCTTCACCTGCCCGCCGCTAGCCGGTGTCCTGTCGGGCAGGTCCACCGTCTCCAGCTCCTCCTCCAGCCCATCGACCTTCAAGAAGGTGATCGGGATCAGGCCCGTGACCAGGAAGTCGTATTTGTTCAGCGGCATGTGATCGTCTTTGATGGCCTTGACCATGATTCCCTCCTGGGTGCTTATACGCCTTCAAATATTCCGCGCTTGCTGACGATGATGCGGAACTTCTCCACGGTGTCGGCAAGGCGCAACTTGATCTCGGCATTCAGTTCACCGGCTGCCCTGGTGGCATCGGTGTTGTTCTCATTGTCAATCTTGATCTCGCAGGCATCGGGGAACTTGTCGCCCCGCAATTCACGGTTCTGCCAGCGCTTGAAGAAGAACTCGGCCAGTGTGGGATAGACATAGTCCTGAGTCTCAGTGTCGTTGATGGCGAAGATCAGCCAGTCATAAGACACAGCCAGCACGTTCTCATAGTAGGACATCTGCTCGCGCTGGTGCTTCCACGTCCATTCCTGGTTCTCAAACGGGGCTCTGTCTCCCCAAACGATGTAGTCTGCACCGTACTTCTTGACCGGCTGCAGGCCATAGCGATTGAGCAGACCCTCGTTGAGGTCCGCACCTTCCATGCGGTCACCCTTGTCGCCGTCAAGCACGGCAGTCGTGCCGGCCGCGGCCTTGTGATAGCCACCATATTCGGCAGCCATGCGGGCTTCCATGCCGAAGATCTTACCAGTTCTGGACACCTCGACGAAACCCGGCCCGCCACGCGGATCCAGTTCATAGCCGTATGCGGGCCATGCAATGTGCAGGAAGTCGCTGCGCCCGATGCTGTCAAGCACGAAGGCCACGGCGCCTTGTTCTGTCGTGGTGCTGGCAGCAATCTCGCCACGGAACGGCTGGTTGACTGCTTCGCCCAAGGTAACCCATGACTGTTGGACGCTGGCGTTGGTGACGCCCGGCACGGACAGCTTGCACAGCCCCGCGTTCTTCTTCAGCAGATTGCGGGCAAGGCTGGTGTTGACATTGGCTGCCGCTATGTAGTCGGCATTGGCGGGGGTTCCACCGTCGTATCCGCCGCCCAATTCAAGGGCACCTTGTGCCTGCCAGGTGGTTCCGGGCACGCCACGGTAGGTGCCGGCCACGAGGAACGTGGTGGCATAGATGCTGTTGGGCACGACATCCATGTCAACCCAACTATCATAGCCAACCGTGCCAGCGGCATAGGCAGTGACTGAGGCGATGGTGATCGTGCCTGTGGTGGCTGATACAGTTGTCCCCTCGGCGATGCTACCGGTTCCACCACCTGCCACCCACTGAATGTCGATTTCTGCCGCCAGCGCAGCCGCGGTTGCATAGGCAGCGGGTGTCAGCACCATGGCTATCGGTGTGGTATCCAGGTCGGTGCTGGCGGTGATAGCGTCATTGACACCAACCACCACGGTGTAGGGGAAGGTGATGACCGCTGAACTGGTAGTCTCGCCCCGGGTTGCCCCGGTGCCCACTGCCGGCGTTCCCACCACAGTGACGGTGTTTGGCGTGTTGGCCGACACATAATAGGAGGTGTTCGCATTGCTCACCTTGTCGGGATAGAACTTGCGGTTGATGAGCAGCCCTGTGCCAGTCGAAAGGTTCGTCGGCAAGGGGATGATTTGCAGGGTAATCACGTCACCGACATTGAAGGCCACTGACCCGGTCCTGATGGTGAAGCCAACGGTGTACGGGTTCACAGCCACGTAGGGCGTGCCGGCCGTGGCTGCCCCCAGTGTGGACAGTTGCACGTAGGCCGAAGGATTGGTGCAAGCCACGTCGAAGGTGGCCCCGTTGTACGTCAGGGTCAGTGTGTGTCGCACAGTGCGTGGCGATGCCAACAGCGTCAGGTCGGTCACGATACCATTGCCAGCCGCGGCCGGAGCTGCGCCGGATGATCTGCTTGATTCAAACATGATCGGGACTGTGTACGTGGAGCCACTAAGCGCCAGCAAGTCCGACTGGAGGTCGAACGGGAATTTCTTGTTGTCATAGCCGCCGGCCGCGTAGACTGCCGCGGCGGTGACTTCCTCGTTCGAGGGATTGCGGTTGATGATGTTCTCTACGAAGTAGGCGCTTGCCGGGTCCATCGACAGGTCGGCCTCGTCGAGGATCTTGGTCCCGTCCATCCACACTTCCAGGCCAAACATGGTTGCAGGCGCCTGGCTGGAGTCCTTCCAAATGAACTGCATTCCCTTGCGACCGCCAAGTGCCGTGGTGGTATTCGGCAAGAACAGGCGGTAGTTGCGGTCAACTGACACGCCCATGTCCGTGAGCATGTCATCGCTGCTTTGCACGGAAATGACACCGGCTGTGGTGTTGCTGACAACCGTATAGGTCTTGGTCGTCACGCCGTCCAGTGCCAACGTCGCACCGGCCCACTCGTTGACCAGCATGGTTATGCCAGTGGCCATGGTGGTGGCTGTCAAACTAGCGGCCACACTTGTCGGCATGAGGTCATCAATTACCCGGAAACGTCCGGCCCATCGCCCACCGTTTTTTGCCGTCAGGGTGAGCACAGGAACTTTCTGCTCCGCCCACGTCGGGTCAACAACGGGGCCACTCACAAGATAGCGCCCGATGCCCGTGGAATAGAACGTGTAACCCGGAGCCACTTCGGTCCCGTCTGTCACGCGAATGACATACAGGCCACCGGCACCGCGGGCGTTGTCAAAGAAGTTCTTGGCCTGATCAGGCACCACGCATCCAGCCCAACGCTCCCCGCAATAGCGGTCGAAGTCCTGTTGCCTGTTGTTGTAGATCAGTTCATCCGGGCTCCCGCGCTCCACGACGCCCGCCATGAGGCAGTTGCCCAGCGGTGCGGGGACAATGGCCCCGGCCGCCTGCTTCTCAAATACCTGGGTTCCGGCCATATCATCGGCTACGCCTATTCTCCGCATGAACTCCCCCTACTCGGTAATAACGATTGTCTCTGCTGAACCTATCCGATCTTGCTGCTGATTGATGAAAGACAGGTTCAACGTATCCACTCCGGTCGTTTGTTGCCATGTACCTTGCAACATTCCCACACGCAAAATCGTACAGGCAACGGTGATTGCCTTCAAATTGTCTGTACGAGGAGAGGGTGTCCGCATTGGCTCTCCTAGCATCAGATCCCACCGCTCGCCAGTAGCCGCACTTTCAAGGTATGGCTGGTCCTCAGCCCTGGCCTGCAGCGCTGTCTTCAAGCGTTCTATGCCCGCACCCGTCGGTGAATACAGTTCCAGCGCCGCCACAAAGTCGGTCTGCACTTCATCGGGACTAAGCCAGGCCACGCTCGTGCCACGGTCCACTGTCCATAGTTGTTTGCGAGTGCGCTTGTTCTGGCCCGCAAAACTGCTGACAATAATTGCGGGCACCTTCTCCAGTTCCGTGTAATCCTCCGACAGGGAGATCATCACCCACGGGCTGAACTGGAAAACGAACATGATGCGCTTGCCCGTGGCCTGTGCCCCCGTGAAGGTGGCAATGCCGGTGCCGGTGTTGTAACTGCTCAGGATGTTGGTCAAGTGCGTCGGGTCGTCTGTGTGGTTGTAGGCTTCCACCACGTCACTGATAGTGTAGCCTGCCTCAAATGCGAAAGTGGAGAGGTCCACTGTCGTCGTGGTGGCGGTCATTGTGTAGGCCAAGCGCTCCTCTGCCGTCACCGCTGCCAGGTACGGCTTCAAGGTCCGGTACACAAGATCGTCGTTGTAGTCGAACGTGCCTTCCCACAGCAACTTGATTTCGTAGAGCGTGGGCGTGTAGCCGTAGTCGGTGGTCACCAGGTTCACCCACAACTCAAAGTCCCGTGTCGCCGTCCATGTCGCCAGGTTGGCGTTGAAGTCGGCAATGGTGTTCCATTGGCCGGCCGCGGCCACTACCCACGCCGCGCCGTTCCAGTAGTAGCGGTCGGTACCGTCACCAATGGCGAAGGCAAGGCTACAATCTTCAGGGATGTCCGCCGAGTAATCCAACATGATCAGGCGCGTGGCCGCACCCGGCGTCAATGGCCACTTGACGGAAATGTCCAGGTCTTGCGGGTAGCCAATGCCATAGCCTGGAATGGTGGTTGCCTTGAGCACTGCCCCGTTTGCCTTCACCGTGATCTTGGCCGTGTCCGAAAGGGTGTACTGGTACGCACGGGCATCCTCGAGCGTGCGGATCGTTATGTGCTTTCTCATGATTTCCCCAGTGCCCCGGCAAATGCCTTCTCAAGTATCTTGGTGGCCGCGTTTGCAAACTCGGCATGTTCCAACGGCTCGGCGATGAAGTCATAGCCGGGGATGACGATGTATTGAGTGCTGGCCCGTAGGGGTTTCCAGTCCTTGTTGCGCTTGAACAACTCCGCTGCCCGTCCTCTCAGGTTGTTACCACCGCCGCCTTTGGATGCATTGGCCAGCGCCCGGAACATTGCCCGCATCTTGGGCGTCACCCTGATTCGTGCGCCAGCAATGAGGGCCGCTGCCACGTTGAACATGGTGCTATTGCCCTTGGGTGCATTGCGCAGAATGCCGACGTTGACGTGGTCCTTCTCCACCTTGTGCGTGATGGCGTGGATCATGCCCTGTGGCTGGTCCAGAAATCGGGCCTTTTTTCCCTTGACTGCCAGCGTCAACGCTGCGTTCCGGGGCCACTTGCCTTGCCGTATCCAGTCACGAATCTCCCGCTCGGCCCGCAAGCCAACCCGTCCAAGGGCAATCTTCAGGCGCTTGGCCAGGAGGTGGGGGGCCTTCTTGTAGTGCCGTTCGATTCTGGCCCACTCTGGCCCCTCGATTATGCCGCCCTTTGAAGCCATTACGCCTCCTTCGTCGGCAGTTTGTCGGTGAAGTAGATGCGTTGGGCCTTGCTGCGTCGGGTGTGAGACACCACGTTGGTCACCGACTCCACGAAGTAGAGCACCGTTTCTTCACCAATGCTGGTGATCTTGTCGGTGAAGGCCACAGTCTTGCCCATCCGCTCGAGATCGCGCTTGCGGACGATCAGGTAGCCCTTGCCTGTGAGCCCGATGCCCGTTGAGCGAAAGCGGGGATTGTTCTGGTCCGCAAACACAACCTGGGCGCGGATGTTGAATGCCGTGCCCCGCTCAACCTGCAGCACGGGTTCAAGCGCATCATCGTCCCACGTCGTACTGGAGGTATCCCGTTGCGAAATGGTGACTGTCTGTGGGTGTATCAGAAGCGGTTGCATGGCTTATCCTATCGGCATCGGACGGCGATACATTCTAATGATCTGTTCCACGCGGGCGCTCCCGCTGGCCAATGCCGACACGCTAACCGCCGGGTGATTGGCCCACTTGCGAGTGTGGATGTCTGTCTTTTCCTCGGTGATCGGGCCGTGCTGCCCGGCTCCTTCGTCCAACCCCGCCACTCCGTACTTGTCACCGTGAATGCGCAGCAACTCAATGACTGCCTCGGTGATCGCGGGCGGGCACACATTGCCAGGCTCACGGAAACCGTACATGCCTACCACCGTTTGCTGTGTGGCGATCAAGAACTTCGAGTCCCCGATGTCCAGCCGCTCCCAGATATTGATGCTGTCGTTGTACTGCTTGATCTTCACCCTGGGGTTGCGGGCTTGTCGTTGGGCAAAAGACGAGGAGCGCAGCACGTCATCCCAGAACACGTCGAAGGCGCTGGAACTGGACACCGATGATGCCCCGTTCATGGTGATGGACTCCAGCCCCAACACCGGCGCCGGCAGTTGCAGCAACCGCGTCCCCGATCCGGTCAGCACCAACGCATGGTAGTAGGGCCTGAACAATTGCCCACAGCGTTCGTCAATGTACTGTTGCCACTGGTAAATCAGGCGCGCCACATTGTCATTCGACAGGCTGGCAATGGTCACGCCGGTGTAATCCCGAAATTCCTGGATTGAGCAGTACGCCTCGAACTGTGGCTGCCAGCGCAAGGACACTTCCTCAATCTGGAACCACTGGCTCCACGTCTCTTCCGTGCCGCCTGATTCTGCCGTCCATTTCCAGTCAATGCGATACAGCCCGGCCGTGTCGTGGCTCCAACCCGCAGCACCAACGCTGTCATAGGCGTAGTACCTGCCTGCCGACACATAGCCCGTGGTGGTGACATCTTCGTACGTCGCGGGCAATGTCGGGTATACCTGCGTGCCGGTATCGTCCATCACGCGAAACTCAACGCTGTAGGCATCCACAAGAAAGCCGTCGGTGCCCACATGGAACAACTGCAACAGGTCGGCGGTGTTAGCCTGATCCTTCGCCAAAAACAGCATAGTGCCTCCTGTCGAACCGCAGACTTCCGGCGCGGCGGACTTTCGTGCTCACCATGTCGTTTCCATGATGATGCGTCTGGGTTATCTCGGTATTGCCCAAAAGCAGGACGATGCGACTTGCTACTACGCTCACACCGTTGTGGACAGGTTCAATCCAGATCTTGCGGTTGCGCCAGTCCTTGGTGGTGCTGGTCATTTGCAGGCGTCCGGCCACCTTGAAGCCAATGCCCGTGATGTCTTGTTGAGTCTGGTTGTCGCTTGAGATGCGAAAGGCGCGGGCTTGATCCCGCTCCTGCGTCATGTCGAGATGTTCAGTTCGTCCGTCTGTCCAATTGACCAACACCACATCCTACGCCTTCTTGTCTTTCTTCTTGCTCTTGCCTTTCGGCTCGGGCTTGACTTCAGCGAGTTCCTCTTCCAGTACCGGTTGTGGTTCCGGCTCAGGCTCAGGTGCCACTTCCACAAGCACCGGGGGTAACGGTGGAGACATCACGCGTACCGCCGGCCCCAATGCATCAAGTTGTGCCTTGACCTTGACGTACTCGGGGCCAGGCAACGGCAACGGGGCATTGACAAACAGCGTAAAGCCGACAGGCGCCAGGTCCACCGGAACGCCGCGCAAAAGGGTGACGGTGTATGTGATTTCCTCAACCATGCCTACTCCTTCTTTTTGCGACTACGCTTGCCACGGGGCTTCAAAGTCCCGTCCCTTTTTGCGGCCACAGGGCTGCGCTTGACCGGCGCCGCCTTGGGCTTCTCAGCCTTCGGTTTCGGCGTTTTCACCTTTGCAGGTTCCGTCACCTTGGGGTCAAGTTTCAACTGCGGTGCCGGTACCGGTTTCGGTTCAGGCTTGGCCTTGACTTCCGGTGTCGGCTCGGGCTTCGGCGGTGCAGGTGGCGGAGGCGGAGGCGGTGGTGCCACCTCCTCAATGTCCACATGGTCCAACTGCGTGCGGAAGTAGGCGATCTTTGCAGGATCGGTTATCCTGCGACGCTGCCCCTTGTAGACGATCTGACGCCATGGGGTCGTCAGACTGAGGCAGTTTCGCAGGGTGACGTAGATTGCTCCACTCATCTTATACCGTGATGCCGAGGTTCTTGGCCTTCACAACCGCATCCAGGTTCTCGAACTGGCAATCAACCCGGACGGTGATTGCGAACTGGTTGGTGGAGGCGTAGATGTCCCGGTCCTTTTCGATCTGAATGTCCTTGCCAATGGCAAAGATCAGGTTCGAGAAGTGGGTCAACAGGGCCTGGGGATATGCCTGGTACGTGGCCTTGACCACTTCGCCAGCACCAATGTTACCACCACCCACGCGGGTCACGGTGCCAAGGGTGTCGTCCCACAGATAGTCCGTGGTTTCGGCATAGGCCGCGGTCGGCAAGTTGGCCAGGGCGTTGGGAAGCACGCTCTGCGATCCGTCATAGATCGGGGCATAACGCAAGCTCTGCGCAGCCACGCCGGTCATGGTCGCATTCTCAACGACGGTGGGGTAGAACGGCAGCAAGGGGACTGGCACCAGCGGCACGCCAAACGGAGTCTGGCGGTCGGCACTGGAAACGGCCCGGTCGCCTGCGTTGGTGGCCCGTGCGCCAACCTTCTCGCGGTAGTTCTGCTCGATGCCCGGGGACACCAGGAAACGCAACTGTCCGTAGTTCCGCTTGTACTTGTCGGGCAGCGCATTCAGCATCCGTGAAAACACGTTGCTGGAAATGTTGGCCCCGGCGATGTCCACAACCTGGCCGCCGTCTGCATCCCGCATCCAGCCATTGAACAGAGCCAGGTAGTTGTCCTTGACGTACAACGTTCCGCTCCCGCCGTCGATCAAGTCGCTTTCCAGTGCGGCCGGCCCCACTGTGTCGCCCAACAGGGCCAGTTCTTCGAGGTTGTTGTTCAGTTGACGGGCGAACATCCGCAGGATCGCTTCTTCGGCGTCCATGCCCTCAATGTTCCAGTCCAGGAATTCGTCACTGATCTCCACCGGCACCATGATGCTCTTGGGAGTCAGGGTGACTTTGGAAGTCGTGAGGCCCCGGCGAACTCTGGGGTCGGTGGCTTCGGCCTTGGGCACGGCCACGCGGGTACCAACTCCCCACTTGGGAATTTCCATCTGCTCATTGCGGAAACGCACGATTCGCGCATTTTCCTTGAGCACGGACTCCTCGATGATGTAATCGATGAAGCGGTCGGCCTGCTTGGGGTTCAGTTTTCCTGCGGTGGCGATGGTGTCAGATATGATCTGCCCTTTCGCAATCAGTTCTTCTCTCGTCAGTTTAGACATGGTTCGATCCTCCACTAAGGGTCTTTGCTATCAATTCGGCTGCTCATCGCCGCCACTGTTCAACTATCTCAGGCCAAGGATGTCGGAGAAGGATGCCTCGTCGTTCTTGGCGACGGGCTCTCCACCTGCGGCCTCTCCGCCGGTCTTGCCGATGGCCGGGGCTTCCAGTTCCTCGACCTTCTTCTTCACTTCATCCATGGCCGTGCCATGTTCTTCGATGGACTTCTTGACTTCCGCAATGCTGGCCACGGTGGCAGCGGCGTCCTCTTCCGTCTTCTTGGTCCGTTTCTCAACGTCCTCAAGTTTCTCGGTCAGGGCCTTGTCTGCTTCGGCCTTGGTTTCTGCGTTCTTCTTGACCTCTTCGTCCTCGGTCTTGCGGGCTTCGGCGTCTGCCTCAACCTTCGCAACGAGTTCGGTGTGGGCGACTTCGGCAGTCTCCGCACGCTTGGTCAATTCCTCATTGGCCGTCTTGAGTTCACCCAGGCTCTTCTCAAGTTCTTCAATTTTGGCCAGCATTTTTTCGTCCATCTTGGTCACCTCTTCGTCATCGCCGGTGTCATCTTCCGGCTTGAGTTCATCCAATAATTTGCCCAACGCCTCCCAGGCTTCATTCAACTTCTTGAGCCGGGTGGCTGACATTTTTGCGCCTTTCTTTGTGAGCGGGGCTTGCCCATCGTCAACCTTGCGCTTGATGACGGCAAATTCCTTCTGAATGGCGGGGTTGTCCACAAGGGAAATCTCCCCAACACGGATGTTGGACAGGCGCTTTTTCGTGCCTGCGTCATCAGCCTGCTTACGCAGTGTGATTTCATTCCTCAATGGCATTGCCTTCCTCGTCGACTTCCTCGCTGGTGGCCTTGCCGCCAATTGAGTAGCCACGCAGTTCACCGTCTTTCACCTGTTGCCAGATGTCGTCGTCCAACACCTTTGACACCAGCATCCATGTGCCTTTCTTGATCTCTTCGTCGCCCAACGTGTAGTCCACGGGGGCAATGAACGACTGCACCGGAATGATGTCTGCGTTCAGTTCCTCGTGCATTACGCCCATGCCAGTGTAGATATTGAAGAGGGCCAGGAACTCGTGGGCGGACTTTTCGATCTCATCAACGGAGATAATATGGTCCTGTGAATCGAAAGTTTCGGGTACCAATACCGGCCCATAGACCAGTCTCTTCTCAGTATCAACCTTCGTAATAGGTGTGTAGATTCGTTGCGTGGCGTTCTCCACAAGGCACTCCGTGTCTCGCCTATAATCCTGCTGTTGGCAGGAATGGAGTGCAAATTGTGTGTACGAAGGGTGAAAAACGTGTATATTTTCCATGGAGCGAAGCAAGGTTGAGCATGGCCGACAAGTTGAAGATTGAGTATGTGGCCTTAGATGAAGTGGTGCGATTCGCACGGAACCCCAAGCAACACGATGAACCGGGTATCACCAATAGCATAGAGCGTTTCGATTTCAACTCGGCGCTGGAATACAACGAACACCCTGAGGCAACGTTCTTGCTCGCCGGTCATGGGCGGTGCAAGGCCCTGGTGAAGATGCGTGAGGCTGGCGATGAACCACCTGGCCACATAGCCAAGGACAAGAAAGGGCGCTGGATGGTGCCGATAGTCAGGTTGAACCTGCCACCGGGTGAGGCAGAGGCTTATTCGCTGGCGCACAATCAGTTGACGGTAGTTGGTGACCCTGAAACGGGGAACCTGTACGATGAAGAGGAGTTGGCTGGGCTTGTGGCTGACCTTGATAGTCGTGGGGTTGGACTCGGTGGCCTGGGTTGGAGCGATGAGGAACTGAGCGGTATGTTGACGGACGCTGGTGGAGGGCCAACTGAGCCGCCGCCCGAACCGCCGCCGCCCGAGATTAACAAGGCAGCCGAGTTGCAGGAAAAGTGGGGAACAGAACCAGGGCAACTATGGGAACTTGGTAGACACCGGGCAATCTGCGGAGACTGCACAGATCCATCAATCATGCAGAAGTTGTGTAACCCGCTGCGTGCCAACCTGCTTTTCACTTCACCTCCTTATTGGGTTGGAAAAGACTATGAGACTCAGCAGAGTGAGTCTGAAATTGATACCTTCATCCTGGCGTGCATCGCAGCATGGACAGATAATGTGCATGTAGACTATGGACGCATCGTCATCAATACCGGAACCGCCGCCATACATAGAATTGAGAAGGGCAGGAAACTTGAGGTGTTGCCCCTGATAGACAAGTGGGCACATGCACTCAAGGCGCGTGGATGGTTGGCGCGTCACTTCAGGATTTGGGCCAAGAGTGGTGATCTGCCAGCATCTATTTCTGCCAAGTCAGACGTTGTAGACCAGCGCTGGGAACACCTTGTCACATTTGAGCACAACCAGTGTCAGCATATGTACCTCTGCGCTTTCTGGAAGCCTGACGGTGAACAGAGGGGGCAAGAACAACTAGGAACACCATGGGTACAACAGGGGGTGTGGTCTGACATTCAGGGTGAGCGTAGTTGCGACGGGTTGCACGTTGCCTCGTTCCCTGTTGAATTACCACGTCGGTACATTATGACTTACACCAAGGTTGGTGAGTACGTGCTGGACCCATTTGGCGGCGCAGGCACCACGCTACTGGCGGCGCACCAACTCAAAAGGGTGTGCTTCATGTCTGAGTTGGACCCGCGCTATGTGGCAGTGACGCTTGAACGCTGGCACCAGATGACCGGGGAACAGCCCGTGCTGTTGGACAATGCGGACTGAAACAGCCCGCAAGAACCGCTCGGGCAACGCGCTTGAACGGGCGTTTCAACGACAACTCAAACGAAAATACGGCAACCGGGTGATGTTCGAGGCAGGGCTCCCGGGCACGCCCGACGCGCTGCACCTGCCCACGCGCACGGCCATATTCCTCCACGGCTGTTTCTGGCACGGTTGCCCGCAACACTACAAGGCACCACGGGCCAACGCCCGATTCTGGGCACAGAAGTTGAGGGCCAACAAAGTGAGGGACGCCACAGCACAGCAAACCTTGCAGGCAATGGGCTACTCGGTGCTGGTGATTTGGGAGTGCGAGTTTCGGGCGAAAGGGATCAAGCGGCTGGTGCGGGTTCTTTCTCAAACAGCAGCCCGCACTTCTCGGTGAGGGAATAGGCGTCCTGCTCCAAAAGTATCCGGTAGGCGTCGCGCTTCAAACAAACCCGGGCACCCGTCCGCAGTGCGGTATCCACGATCTTGGGTAACTGCTTCGGGTCCGGACGTGGATTGTTGACGTGGTTCAGCCACCCAATGTTGTACTGGTCTACTGCCCGGGCACTTGTGGCAATGACCGATATCGTCTCGTAGGGATACAGCACCGGCTCAATGCTGGCCCAGGTCCGCAGTCCGTGCTCCTTGGCTATTGCCAGCGCCTTGATTCGCTCCTTCGCCGGTGCCGCCCCCGGCTCCATTTCCCGGCGCGTCGATTCCTTCCACAAGGTCAAAGAAGCACCGACCCTAACCTGCTTTTTGTACAGGGCGAGCAGTGAAAGATCATGCAAGCTAGTCAAACCGCCCTTGGACAAGATGCCCAGGTTCAATCCCGCCTCAAGGATTGTCCGCACCACACCCGTCGTGTTGGCCTGCGGTTGCTTGTGCGGGTAGGGGTCGCAGATGAAGGAAAGCAGGATCTCCCTCCCGTCTTTTTGCGCCGCAAGTTTTGCAGCATCCTTGGCCACGCCTGCAAGCAAGCCCTTGCGCTCCACAATCTCCGCACCATGCTCAAGGAATGGCATCGCCTGCACGAAGCAGTAGGAGCATAGACTGGGACATCCTTGGTGGGTATTTACCGCCAGCGCGGCGTACTCCCTGGCCCTGCCTTTGGGCTGGTAGATCCAGCGCCCGCCTTCAAAGTGCTTGGTTGGTTTCGCAAAAAGGTCTTTCATGTTGGTTCTCCCTTTGTTGGTTCATAGCAGCCCTGCCAGCGGGTCGTTCTTGGCCTCCATCTTTTCCAGATCCTTGAGGAACTGTCCGGCTGCCTTGTAGTCTCCTACCTCCACGCAGCGGCGGTACAACTCGCGCAGGCCCACCATTGCAAATGAACGGTACTCGCCGCGCATCTCCTCGTGCCTCTTCTTGATCGCAGTCACGGCGTCATCGAACAGCGTGGCCGGTTCCTTTTGCTCCGGGTGCTTCTTCTGCAACCATTCAACAATGTCGTCTTTGGAATTGCCGTCAATCACGAAACCGACGACTGTGGCTTGTAGTTCGTTCATTATAGACCGTCCGGGTTGATGTGTGTCTTCCAGAGTTTGCGACCTTGCTGCCTGTTCCAGGGTTGCGAGAAGGACTGTGCCCACAATTCATCGAACATCTCGCGCAAGAACTCGTGCAGGCCAGGGTCGCAGGTGATGTCGAAGTCCTCGAACCTGGCGTTGTGGTTCAGGTTCATGCTGGTCTTGCAAGTCACCGCAAAGTCAGCAGTGGTGATGGTGAAGAACTTGGCATGGTTCTCAGTCACGCGAATGGCGTTGTTGCCGAACAGTTCAACTACCGTCTTCATGATCTCGGGGCGGCGCCAGACAAACGTGTTGTCGAGCAGCATCCGCAACTTGGTGATCTTGCCTGCCTTGAGCAACTGGTTCAACTGTGACACATCAGCGGAGGCGGCGGTCCAGGTCGAAAGGTCCAACTCCGCTGGGCCACTGCGTTCAAGCAATGAAATGACAAGGTCCACGAGGGAGAACTGGCCGCGGGTAAAACCAAAGAGCGACAGCGGTGGTTTCCAGTCGGTAAGTGCTTGCCTGGCAGTTTCGCCACGGACATAGCGACGAATGAACGTGCGGCGCTCTGATTTGGAAAGGTGTTGGGCCGTGGCCAGTTTGCTGGCGTCTATCAGC